CGTGGCACCGGAGATTGATTCCACTGTTGAGCCAGCTGTAACGCCAGTACCACTGATGTTCATTCCGACAGTGATCGCCGCGATTGCGCCGCTGCTAGCGAACGTCAGTACCGCGCCGTGGGCGGCGGTAGTGGCCGACGTGTTGACCGTGCTGCTCTGAGCTACGGTGCCCTGTTCCACGCAAGCCCCTCCGCTCGCCTTGAGCCTGTAGTAGCCAGCGATGTTGGTGCCGGCGCCGGTAGCTGTTCCTGTCCAAGCCCCGCCTGACTTCGAAATGGTTCCAGATGAGCTTGAACCTAGTGGAGTCGTGGGCAGCGACATCGTGATGATCGCTGTACCGGTATCAGCGGCGGCGCAGTTTGCTGGAGGAGCGCCGGTCGATAGAAGTAGCGTTACGCTGGTCGTGCCGAGCGTAGTTGAGTACGCGTTGTTACTAGCGTCGCGGCTTGCTACAGAGCGTTGAATCGTCATTTTGCAATCCTTTGGTTGGGTCTCAAGATGTTATCACGGTACCGCGCGGACGAATGTAGGTCGGACTGTTCCGATTCGGAATCCAGAGGCGTCGGCATTGAAATGGGCGAAAAACGCAGCGCCAGCCACTCCAGTGTTATTAGTCAGTGACGGGATCGTCACGTCAACCCAAGAGGCTGCGGACGAAGTGGCGCTGATTGTTCCGCACTCTGCGATAGTACCAGCGGCTAGTAGCCTGAAAACCTTGGCCACGATCGTGTTCGCCGCACCTGTTCCGAATCTCGAGAATGTCAACGCTGTTAGCGATTCCCCATCTCTACCAGGAAGTCCAGTAATAAGCTCAGCACCTGATGCCGTCGAGGACATGTACCCGCCTGCAACGTTCGCGGTCCAGTTTGCGACGACAAACGAATTGCCTATGGCTGTCAATGCGTCGGTGCGCGCGCCGATCGCTAGAGAGCCGTCGATCACGAATCGGTACGACTGGGTCGCGTTGACAAGCACTATTTTGCCAACGAGTCTTGGATTCGTACCGGGTGTCAGCGACGGACGACTGTTATCGCCAACCCAAACCAAATCACCTATGGCTGGAGTGCCACCGATCAGGACTGATGTTTCTACGAGACCTCGAACGCGGACGATTAGTAGCGTGCCAGCACTCGTAGCAGCACCACTTGGCGTAGCGACAACGATTCCGAGCATCGAAGATCGCATCGGTGCTGCAGATGACGCTGAAGCTTGGCTAGCGGTAAGGACAGTCTCTTCACCGGGCAGTCCAGACTTGATAGTTGAAATTCCAGTGAACGAGACGATGTCGCCAACTGTCGCAGTAAGCGTAGCGCTGTTTACGCACACGATCAAGTTTGAGTCTGCTAGCGCGTCGTCGGCCCTTGACAGCAGTCGATTGGTTGCAGTCTTCCAGCCTTTGGCTGAGTCTACTTCGAGCACTTCAAATGCGCTGGGCACTCGTTCGTTGCTCTTTAGTTGGCGTACAGCCGCGATTTTCGTGTTGACGACCTGATCCCCGCCACCCTGGTTAACAGTCAGACGGATTAGATAGCTGCCCTCCTTCTTAGGTGTAAACGTCGGGTTCTGGATTGTTGCGCTCGAGACTACGTCAGCTGTGCCTTCAGGCTGATCTAGTATTTCCCAGAGATACGAAGTCTCACCGCCAGTGTTGACATTGTTCAACTGGACGATTGTGTTGATTGGCAAGTCATCGTCTGATGCTGCTACACCATTGATCTGTATGTTGGCCGATGGCATGTTGCCTCAGTAAGATACGTCCGCAGATAGTGTGACATACAGATCTTCTAACGCGGAGTCAGTATTACTGGCGTCTCCTGTGGTGCCTCGGAATACAACGCAAAACGTTGATTGCGCAAAAATTTCCAAATATTTAGTGTTAACACCAACTGAAATACCGGTAAGTGCAAGCGCTGTCTGATTAGAACTGTCGAGATCTTGTATTGATAATCCTGGCAAAGGATTAGCTGACAGTGACTCACCGGACGCAAGTTGTGTTGAAAAAAAGTTTACAGCAGTGACAGCGAATTTAGTTATTTGGCCACCCACTAGGAAAGCGCGAAACTGACCACGTAGTGTTCCAGAAATAACAGGATCGATCCCCCAGGAAATACCAGGTGGACAAACCGTTTCTATAATTGTAGCAGTTTGTGTACCAATCCCAGCATTATATAGCAAACGAAATCTGACACTGCATCGTGCCACGTTGCCAGGAAACAGCATTGCGCGACGATCTACGAGCGCTAAAGACCCAATCGATGTAACACTTGTCCCGACATTGATTGCAGCAATCTTAATGTATCCAGGCGTTACAGTTGGCTCAACAGGCGTAGCGGCCACCACCCCAATTTTGTAATTAATCGCCGCTGTACCTGATGTTGGGGAATTTGTGTAGCCCACGGAGCCGTCTACAGTGTTCTGTAGCGTTTTAAGTACAGTGTCTGGATTAAACGCGCCAGTCGCCGTGTCTAGAATTACACGTGTTTGCGGATCTGTGGCTTGTCTATTCGGACGAACCTCTATGATGTCTATGCGCGAATTAGTCCCAGGAGCTGTAGGGACAGTGAATGAAGTATCAGCCATCAATACAATAGGCTTATACGGCGATAGATCGTCCAAGCTAACTACACCGTTAATCGATGTAGGCGTATCAGTTGTAACGTCCATGAATCCAACACCAGCTTTAATCGTAATATTCATGCTAGCTGGAGACATCGGACTAATGCGAAATCCGGTACTGACGAATCCTGACTTATGACTAGCGGCGGATGAGTCTGGGGATCCGCCGATCCGTTCCGAGTACAGCTCGCGAAGCATTAACCTTAATGCGTAATCTGACTGGACCTGTACTCGGTTCCAGTCAGGCGATAGCGGCTTCTCTCGCACATTGAAGATCACGCGATCGAACGGGTTGCTAGTCATGGTATTCTCCTCCGGTCTACGACTTGATGCTGACAGTGGCTGCGATGAAAAAATTGTTACTGTCGCTGGTGACGCCGAATGTTCCGGATGAACTGGCGCTGGCCAGCGTGCCGCTACCGACAGATACCACAAGCCAATCAGTACTAGGCACTTGGCGAGCTCCATCGTAGATCTGGGTAAACCCGTTAAGAGTTGCATTTGACACCGTGTTAGTTGGTTGAGATCCACACAAAGAACACGCGAAACACAACACCCTAGTGTTTGAAACACCGGTAGTCAGCGCTGGAACAGTCATCGTGGTACCGAATGTGTTAGGCGCGAAGGTAGCCGTAGCATCGACAACCGGGTTTAAACTCGGCCCTCGTATCGCAAAGATCTGCGCTCTGTTCCCTGTGTCGTTGGCAACGTACGTAGTTGGCGCGGTATGATCGCGGTTCGCCAGTAGCATAGCGGTAGTAACAGCTCGGCTGAACAGCGCGACGTGAACTGAGACGCCAGAATTGGTGCTGGTAGCTGTACTACCAATGGCAGTCCAGCCAGATGGTGTTGCGATTGTTGTGCCAATCACTATACCGGTAACAATAACAAGAATCTCCAAATCGCCATCGCGAACTCTGCCGTACGAGATCGGAGAAATGTTACCGGAACCGTTCGCCGCTGGGCCGAACCCGATAACATCAGGTATCCCAACCACTTCCCTATCAGGGAATCCAATCAAGGCCAATCCAGCGCCAACAATCCGCTGCCCTATAGTCAGGTGCGCATCGGCATTGTAATTTAAGTTATCCGCTATCAGCGCGAGATCGTCGGTGTCGATCAGGCGCAGTGTAGGGTTAGCTGCTACTAGAGCAACTTGTGCCGCGATAACAGTTGCTTTGAATGAAGCTGTAGTTCCAGTGTGCAGGCGTATCAACACCTGTTTCAATCCGGGAAACGCAACTGCTGCGGCAGTTGCGATTGCAGCCATGTTTGCGGCGTAAGCTGCGGCTAAGCCAGAATCCGTAGCGTCGTTCATCGCGAGATCCCAAACGCAGAATCCAAGCAGCTTTCCTGTTGCGATCTGCCAGGATCGATTCCGGGCAACCCACGTATTGAATAGATTCATGCCAGTTGTCGCAACCATAAACGTGCTGGTTGGCAACCACTCGACACCGGCCGTGGAGCCAGTCATCGCCAGCTTGGCAATAGCTGGATTAATGTCGGACAGGAGCAATTCCTGACCAAGAGTGATCTCGTGTCCAAAAAAATCACCACTACCATTGTTATGCACAAACAGGCTGCGCGTAACCAAGTTAGTCGTGAAGTCGACCCACGTTGGTGGGTCGGACACGCCTGCTGCCATGCGTGAATTGAACTGAACTTGATCGTTTGGTATGGACAGCCCAACGAATCCAGGATCCCCTTTGCTGACATCACCGCCCTGACCTTCGGAGTTCGAGTCCCCGCCCATGGCAATCAACATTGTAACTATCGTCGATTCTGCCTCTGGTATGGTATCTGGCTCAGGGGATAGCTGAATGCTTAACTCGATAACACTGTTAGTTCCACCGCCTTTGATCTGCTGCAAAAGATCGTTGAGCTGCTTGTAGAACTGATTATGAAGAGGATCGTACCCGTCTGTGAACGACGAGTGGAAGAATCCGAGGTCTCTGTCCGGCGCATCCAGAACTGAAACGGCCCTCCAGCCACGTGGCGTTTCGTTCGATGCCAGCCCGTCAGTCAGCGGGCACACCGCCATCTCACCAGACGCTATAAAGCTGACTTGAATAGACTTTGCCGGGTTAGCGTCTGGAACAGAGCAGTGTATCAGTAACGAAGTGGTGTTGACAGCGTCTTCGATCTGGGACACAGCATACGCTGTTGCTGTGGTCCGTACGAGTACACCAACGCACTGAAAGTCAACCCACGAATTAGTTCCTATATTGAAGCGCTCACCGTCGCGTACTTCAATCAGGTCCGAACCGGACATGAACGTTATCGCTAAGCCTAGCCCACCACCAAAGTCAGTTAGGGCCCCGGTAACAGTGCTGCGATTGAAAAAACCATTAGTTGTGTCTCCTGGAAATCTACTAGAGAATTGTGCTGTCCAAATCGAGGAATCGGTTATTACTAGAACACTAGCGCCAGATCCATACGCCTGGAAATCAAACGTGCTTAGCGATGAGTATGTCGACGACGGGCCGACGGTTCCAACGTCGTCAAAGGCAAGCGATCGGTCAGACCACGCGCCTGTCTCAGGCACAACCACAACCATACCACTTAAGTAGTCGCGCTCATCCAGTAGGCGCCCACGAAAGATCTCTGATGACGGGTCATCAAAAGCGAAGCAATTGGACTCCGCTATACCCATTGTATTGCTTACAATGTCGAATGAGGGGAAATCGTAGCACGTCTGGTATTCATTCTGCCAAGTCTCGATCAGCTGATATGAAAGTCCCATCGGAAAGAAGATAGCGTCTAGCTGTCTATTAAGTGCCGCTGGACTAACTGTGTCTGGTAGCTGCCGGATCCTACCTTTGTAGATGTCATCCGGTTCCCCAAACACACGCGGCAAATTTCTGTCAAGTCCGAGCTGATCGAGGACGCTAGCCCGCCCGCCCGCAGCATCTGCAATCTGACGCACTTGAATAGTCGGCTCCGCCAACACTGGATCAAGTCTAGGGATGGAGACAATGTCAATCTCGCCGGGAAGCGTTGTTCCATCGGCCGTGATTACCGGCCCTGGAACGTTGTACTCTCCAGCTGGCGCGACAGCACGGACTTGACCGGGCCTGGCCAGATCATTGACTCCGAACGCTACGTCAGAGATTAGCTCGAATGAGCGATTAGTGCGGCTCGTACGAACTATAGTTCCGGCATTAACGGTGAACGCTCCAGCGGCGTCTGATGCACGAAAAAACTCAACATCCGCCTCAGCCAGTGCTCCGCCGTTCGAGTACAAAATAAACAGTGACTGATCAGACCTAAAGATGGCACTGGATACGTTCGCAAGCATAGCCGCAAGTGCTTGAAACCATTCGTACCCAGGCCCAGGGTCTTTGAGTGGCAGCAAGTACCATTCCGGCAGAACCCGATCCAAGACAGCAAGCAGGTCTGACTCAGTTAGTCCTGTAAGCGTCGGGAACTGATCGACGTCGAAGTTGGCGCCAGGCGCTAATGATTCTGTCACTGGACACCGCGCAATAGCTGATCAGGATCCGTGGTGGTGAAAAGCGAAGCACCTTGGTTAGTTGCAGTTGTGAGATCGAACGACGTGCGAATCACCTGCATAGCTCGAGGCTGAACAGTTCCGTTAGGTACCGCTATCTCATTTCCTGTTACTAGCAAACCAGACACGCCGCGTAAGATCTGAACTGCGCTGGATGGAACGAACGGTACACCCGGCGCAAGACCGTTCACGTAGTTGACTATTACTGCCCGAGCTTGTTCACTTACTGTGATCGGGTCAATACTAGCGCTGAACGTCAGGTCTAGTCTGATCATCAACAGCGCGACTTGCGCGACGATTACCTGAACGTAGTTTCCTCCGCAGCGAAACTCACGAAGCGCATTGAATACGGTACGCGCCAAAGTCTGAGACTGTGCGTCGTACGCCGCAGATGTTTGATTTATAGCCACTAAAGCGTCAGTGAACCTGTCACTGATCAGCAGTTGGACCCAGCGGCCGGGCCTACCTGATGAGTCTAGGACCTCTACGGCCGCGGCGCGCACCACACCTGGAACGCTTACGGCACCATTCTCGATTGCTGAGAGAGTTCCGCGTTGGGACGTTGTGAAGAATCGTCGCGCTCTGTCTCGCAAGCTAGCATCGTCTTCTACATCAGCCGCTCCAGCTGTGGCTACCAGATTAGTTACTCGGAGATCACCAGCGCCACCAGGTACAGTTCCTTTGATGCTGGTGATCGTATTTGCTTTAGCCTGTTGATTAAATCCAGCGACATTGGAACGAATAGGAACGTAGATAGGCCCAGTTATGCCCGCGGGGAAAGAAGACGCAGCCGTAGTGATGAAGCTGACACCATCGGACGTAGACAAAGCTAGGTTGTTTGGGATCGTGAAAGCCGTCGTCACTGCGACTAGCGTCGAGAATTGCGCTGTGCCGAGCGAAGGTGCGGCCGGTTTGCGTACTAGCCCATATCGATCAAACACCAACCTATCAAGCTGCGCACCTTCAGATGAGTCGAGGAATTGCCCGCGGCACACATTGACAAGCTGGCCAACTACGGTGTCGGCCATCGCGCTACCGCCGGCTAGCATAACGTTTGCGTCAGTGCCGTCACGCTGGACAACCTCAGCTGACAACTTTCCATTAAGGCGAAGGATTCGATCCCTACCGACACGAAACAGATCCGTCCTAGTTGGGAATTCGGCCATTAATTCACCTTGCTGACTTGTGACACTTTTACCACGGACTCAGGTTCCGCCGCTTGGAATCGGCACACCGTCCGGCCGAAATGCAGAACCGGACTCCTGTCCTATCGGTGAGTTGAGCGCAACAGTTACTTGGCTACCAGTGCTGGACATGACAACTCGTATAGTTATTGTGAGCACTGAAGATGACTGTGAGATCGATACTGAAGCTGAACCAATGTCCGGTTCTAGCAACACTTGTTGCTCAATTCGTTTCTTCAGCCTTGCGATCCCGCCGCCTGGAAGCGGCTGTTTCACCGCCAAACCCACCCCATAATTAGGTAGATGGAAAAACTCCCCAGGCGTAGTAGTCAATCGACGCGTGATCAACTTCTTGATCAGGTCGGCACCGTCCATAAGGGCATAATCACCGCCAACGATTGATAGCGTGCCACCTAGACTGGTGTCTGAAACAGTAGGCGCTGGAATATTACGTAGGTCTCGACCGCCGCGAGATCTAGTGTTTGCTCGTTGCTGAGGTGTGCTGATCGAAAATTCAGTTACACCAGCAAAGTCAAAAAACAGCGGTTCAATACCTATGGCATGAGAGGCGTCTCGGAGTGCTGACGCAATAGGTCTACCGGTGATCGACACACGAGCTACTCCAGTAGATTCGGGCAACCTCTGAAGCGTACGTATGACCCAGCGCAGCGGGCGCTCATATGGAGCAACACCGGCAACGTCCAAGATTTGCCCAGTTTCCGGCACTGTAACTAGCCATGATCGCGGATTACTGACATCACCAGTAATGAAACCGCTAACATCCAATGGTGGCTTGGACAGTTCCACGACAACTTCATGCGTCGTTAGCGCGAATGCATTGACGACGCCTAAAGAAGCGCTGAGGCCACCGAACGAGGATGTTCCCCATTCTGATACACCATACCCACTCATTTTATCCTGACTTTGTCACTGCCTGAATCGATCACACCTATCGCGGAGCCGAACGGTAGGACCAACGGCGGAGGGCTCGGCCTAAGCTGGTAACGTGTGTCTAGCAGGGTCTGTAGATCAAATGAGAGCCCGGTAGAGACTGTGTCTCCCTCTCGAGCTGCGCGAGCCGTGGCATCTGAACCGCCGAGTAGAACGAGAGAATCACCTCGTCCCTCAAGAATCACGTTACCTCCGCCGCTAGTGATGATCCTGACGGACTGTCCATCCTTGACCACCAGGACTACATCCTGCGGGTTGTCAACAGCATCTTTCGATGGTGGGTCACTGGCACTGTGAAGTCGACGCGTGACGACTAATCCGTTATCAGGATCTCCGTTTGGTGCCGCCACAAGCACCTCATCATCAACCTGTAACGGCGTATGAAGGCCAAAACCTGATCCAGCGTACTCCTGCCCAACTCTAGCCACCTCCTGCCAACGAGACGGCATTAGTAGTATGTCGACGAACACACCTTCATTGCTGTCCATCTTCACAGCGCGTACGATCGCTAGCGATATCCACGTCCTGGTGTCAATACCGGGGCTGCGAACAGCTGAAGCTAGACGCGAAACGTCTACCGTACCGAGGACTCGGCTATTTTTAAGCATCTAATTCTTTCTCCCTTTTGGGGAATGAATCGATGAAACGCTCGAACTTTTCGGCTCAGACCTGACACTAGCCTTGGATACCACCTTGACCGTTGGTCTGTGGGAAACCGAGGAGTTAACTGTGTGATCAACAGTCTTCGTCTTGTTTGTGCCAGTCTGAGCTGTTACTCCGTAGCGCACTACAAAATAATTCTGGAAATCGAACGAAATAGCCGTACCGCTAGATATTGACCAATTAAACACAACATTGGCGACCCTGAAAGATCTCAGTAGGTCAACTATTGCGGAGCGTGCACTAGCTACAATCACTCGCGCTAGATTGATATCACCTTGTCCAGACTTACCGCTCAATGCAGTCATGACTGCACTTACCTGCTCATCAAATGACATGCGTATTGAATCCGAGTAAGTAGAGGCACCTGGTAAGTGCTCGCCTACTTGTCGAGTGTCGACTTGAAACTCTACGACATCTCCTGGTCTAATACGTAGCAGGTCGGGATCTCCATTGGACCCCTTGAATGAAGCCAGCTGGCTAGTCTTGCACGAACCGCCCATTTCCCCCCGGCCAATCTCCTCCCAC